CTCAATCTCTGTTCCTTCGACGCGACGCTTCTGCCTCAATTGACCTGGTAGATCAACATCCGCTACTGCATCGTCATCATTCCATCCGGCTCGTTTCAGAGCGTTCGCAACAAGGAAGAAACTCTGTATTACGTCTTGATGCGGGAACACCTTGACCAGAATTCTCCTACCTTCAACCGACGTACTCGCATAGCCTATCAGGCGGATGAGGTGTTCGCCTGGTGCTCGCTTTCTGTGCCGTTCGGGAAACACCATCCTCTGGATGAGCTCCTTCTCCGGCCGATGCGGTTGGCTGTGAACCCACCAATGCCCCAAGAAGTGCGTTCGGTTGTCATCGAACTTCTTGGACTCAACGGACTTGTCCGTGATTGTAGATTTCTCTACGCTCAGGACGAACCCCAGATCACTGGCCGCTGAAGCCAATTGCGCGAGTGTAAGTCGCGTATTGGATCCAACGATAACGTCGTCTCCCATTACCAGCACGCGATCATGCGGAAGGCTGTGACCCGTCACTTTCTCCCACATGTACGAGACGAGAATCAAATTAACAATTGAGTCGATAATGGAAGTGAAAGCACTACCACTAGGGACGCCCTTGTGCTTCTGATAGACCCGCCCATCTGGAGCGATGATACGTGAGTGGATAAAATCATTGACGTACCTTCTCCACACACCCAGCTCATCGTCGTCAAGATCGAGATGCGTCCGTGCCACTCGAAACGCGTCATCAATCATGCGCGCGGGAACTGTGGAATCGAACTTCGAGAAATCTAGCGAATAAACGTACCGGAATCTCGATTCGATCTCACTGATGATCGATCCCTGCTCGTGCCCTCGTAGTCCCCAGACAAACGGTCGTCGGCGCGAAAGCGCTTCCAATACACGTTTACTGTAACGAGTGCCCACAATTGTCGTAGGCAGCGGCGCCATCCATACGAGCCGAGTTTTTGGACCAGCATTCCCAGGCTGAACGCGACGGCCAAATACATAGGGGTCAAAACCCCGGCCATCGTGAATAATCTTCCGAGCAAGGCGTGTCCCGGAATCCAGGACCAGCTCATTGCGACGAAAGAAAGGAGCCCCAGCGTAAGAAGAACGCAGAACATGCGACTCCACAACTTCATCCACGCTGAGAGGCTTGCGCCCTCGCGTTTTAGAACCTGCAGTGTCATAGACCGCACGAATGGCTCCTGCGTAGGCACCGGTTTCGTAGGGTCGTGCATGATCCATGGTTCCGCTCGAACGACGTAGCGTTCCAACGGCCAATGGAGTTCCCCCGTCAGATTCGAGAGAGACATCAGATACATGTCGAAACCCGACAGTTCCTGATCGACTTTCAGTCGACGCGTTCCCGCGGTCGACGTCACCAGATACTCGTCCTCGTCGAGTTTGGCCTCTGGCTCCACGAACATGATCGGTTGTGGTGGTGTTACGGCAGGAACAGCTTCCATGTCCGGAGACAGTGAAAACGGATCCGCCGTCGGTTGCAGTGGTTCCAGACTTGGTGGTGTGAACTGGACAGCCGTAGCTGGCGATCCCTTTCTCCACCCATTCAGGGTCG